GAACTAACCCAGCGAGTATTTGCCCCCATGCCGAGTACTCATCGTCTTTCTCTTGCTTCATCGCAGTCGGACTCATCTGATTGTCACTGAGCGCGTCACCGAGATCGGGATCGATTATATTCGCAGCCGCCTGAAACACCAGTCCCCCTGCATCGCGAAATGGCATAAGTTGAGCCAACATTTGGAGTTTGTTCTTCGCCACGTCTTGGTCTATCAACGTCATGTCTACGGTCGCGCTCACAGTCGCCTGTTTCTGTATCTCCGCCTGCGTGTAATGCCACGTGCTCGCATCCCCGGCCACAAGTTGCACGTCCTGCTGCGTCCAGTACTGTTGCCCCAACTGCAGCGTCTGTTCAAGCGCAAGCTCCAGCTCCCCAAGCACATCGTTCCCCAACTGTTGCCTGCGCACCATCTTAATCTCCGGGTCAACGTTCCCGCCAATAATCGCATACCGCCTGTCCAACCTGTCCTGCACCATTTGCATCACCAAGATCGGGGTCTGATCCATTGGCGGCAACGGCGGGAAACTTACCACATCAGGACGCAACGAAGTCATGATCGCCCTAGGACCATACGCCTGCGCCGTCGCCTGCGCCCGCAGCGTCGGAACTATCATGGGAGGTTGATGTATTAAGTCCGTGCGATCGTTGAGCCCGTCCTGCTGCTTTTTAATGTCCAACTCGTCCGTGTACGCTTCCTCCGCTATGCCCATCGAAGAAAGAAGCGGCCTGAACACCGTGTTACGCCGCAACGCCACCAATGGATATTGCTGGTGTTCGTAATCGTCCTTGCGATGCACCGCGTACTTCCCGCTCCCAATGCACGCATCGCAAAAGATCGTTTTATACATGACCGGCACCCCGTTGTCCATGTAACGGGCGCGGAAATGAAATAGTTCGATGAGATCCCGATCGCTCCCAATCGCCGTTAACTGGTTCCCAGCCGGGATTATCCCCATGAACACGCCCTTGTGCTCCAGTGCGGTATCAACAAACTCGGGGTTGTACCCGTCGGTCACGATCCGGTCGGAAAGTTCGCTCTCGCTAACTAGTTCCCTGCGCGCCGTCCACCGGGCATACTGTATCTCGCTCGTCTCGCTCGGGAACCAGACATCGTAAAAGGGACGCAGCGCCGTCCACTTGGGCTTGTTTACGCGTAGGTTTACAACCGGAAACTCCGCGTTCCCGGTGTTGCGCAAATCGTTAATCAACTTCCGCGCGTCCGCTGTCGACATCACAGGGGAAAGTCCCTGAAGTACCGTGACCAAATCCTGGTCAAATTGCTTGTCCGGATCCATGATTTTCGCGGTAATGTCCGGGAGCCCCATCCCTTGCATAAGCTGGGAGAGCATGTCGAGGCTCACCGGCAAATAGTTCATTTCCCGCTGTTGCTCCCATTCCACGCACAGAAATGACAGGCCGTATCCATATTTCCACGCGAACGCCAAAGGCAATTCCCGCAAGAGTTCCCTGCGCATTTGTGTGTACACGCACCAGTTAAGCATCCGCTGGGTCACAGAGTTTTCCCTGGCACTGGCAAATTGACGAATCGATTTACTTTGCACTTTGGCACCCCAAAAGGCTGTTAGGGCAAGAGTAACATGCTCCTGGATAATCGTGGCTACGATACGAAGCCTGCTATCGCTGCACCCGTTCCATGGGAACACGTCCGAGCGGTCATGCCCGTCGGGCGCCCATTTCTTGCCGTCCGGCGTTTGATATGGCCACTCGCACAGCCACCACCCGCGCAGCATCATTATCCGATCAGAATACATCCACGCGTCGGCGTTAGCCTGACGCATCTCATTCTGGATCTGGCGAAGATCAGGTTCCTTGGTAACGGAAGACTCAAGGGGCGGATACGAAGAGGTAAGCGCCATTAGGCTCCAAACTGAGTTGGTAACACAGGCTGAGGTGTAGGCGTGGGCGTGGACATCGGTAACATCGGCGTGTTAGGACTCATTAACCTGTTCACCGCGTTAATAAAGTCGATTCTCTGCGGCTCATTCATCCCACTGTGACCCTGTTCGTCGTAATCTTGCGCTGGATCAAATCCTCTTGGTCCAGACGACCGCGCGCGCGGATCAACGTACCAATACTTTCCAGCCCCCAGATCGGGCGTTATCACGTTGCCCTGAGAGGACGACGAGCGAGGGTCCGCACCACCCATTTCGCTCCCCTACCCAAGCAGCCGTTGAATCAACTGCAAAACATCCGGCGACATCCCACCACCAGCCTGCGGGCCTCCGCCAAAGGACTGGCCACCACCAAAAGATGGGCCGCCCCCGAAAGATTGGCCTACACCCGGAGGCATCCCGCCAATCGGCGGCATCGGCACAGGCTGCGGATACCCAGTACGGGGACCAGCACCAGAGACCAGTTGGGCAAGCGGAAGGCTGGGAGCTTCTGGCGCCACGGGTGCACCCATCCCTGATTGCGGAGTTTGCAATGCCGGAATTGGCGTGGCCTGACCCGGCTTGATTTGACCTAGCGCCTGCGAAGTATCCTGCAAAACGCCCGGCCAATTTATGCCGCTAGGCGTGCCGCCACTGAAATTCGCATACTGGCCGCCCATCAAATCATACGGCGCACCAGCACCCCCTCCACCGCCTGCTCCGCCGCCGCTGCCGCCTCCCATGAGCACCACTTCTAAGACTCGGTTCCTAAGTATGCAAGCGTTTTTTTAGCCTATGCGTGGTATCCCACCGCCGACGAACGAATCTACCGTGTCGTCCACGTAGTTTATCCCGCTCAAGAACGCCCCACGCAAACAGTCGATCGGATCTTTTGCCGCCCCACGTTGACCATCCAAACCAGTCCAGTGTTCAAGTGCCCAAATCGTGTTGGGACACGTTTCTACAATCTGCAACTGCGGCCGGTTCAACCTTCCCAAGGCTGCCGAGAACTTCCCCAGGGGCGTTTCTAAGTCGTAAAACAACGCCGAGTTTATCATGTCAATACTCCCATCATGCGCGCCTAAAATCCGTGACTCCGCCGTCATGCACAGAAAATCCATCCCGATCTCCCCAAGTTGCTCCTGCAACGTCGTCACGGTTTCCCGTTCAGTGCGTCGCTGTGTGGCATAACGACTGTCGATATACCTGGCAAGGATGGTCTCTCTAACTCCTTCTTCGTCCGTTTCTTTCTCCTCGATTTCTTCTGTGTAGCGCTCAAGAGAGAACCCTTTGCTGTCCTGAGCCGGCCCTCTAACTCCGTCAGCAGCACTTCCACTAACTGCCCATGGCCCAAGCAATCCAACCCCTCTGATGTAGGCAGCGGCGTCCCCGTGGCTAGGCCATTCCCGGTAAAGGATCCACCAATCCGGGCGCGGACATAGTATCCAGCACATGAACCAGTTTCGTCCGTCGCAAGGGTCCACAAGATGATACCGCACCGCTTGCTCATGCTTTTCAGTAATTGATCTAAAAGCATCTGTTGAAATGACGTGAGCCCTTCTATTGAACATGGGGAAAGCAACCCTGTGGCTTTTGCTGCATACCCCGTACACCCTGATAAGGATTGAATCCCTGTTGTTGCCCTTACTTTTTTCTTCTTGCCGTATTGCTTCATAATTTCCAAATGGATTGTCGTTTGTGTGAAAAAAGATTATCCGCGCCATCGGATCAGCGCACTGCATCACCCGTGGCACTCTCTCGTAGCCCGTGGTGCGCCCTTTGGCATTCTTCCGGGGTAGGAGGAGCGCTTCCTCGTCCTCAAGCGTTACAGCACCCTCGTAGAAGTGCCCAAAGGTCTCGTTCCACCCAAACTCCGGCGTAAACGTGATAATGAATATACCGTTGCGGTTCGCCAGCCTGTAAACCAAACTTTCCACCCACGGCAACGGAATCAGTTCATCCGCCCAGATCCCGTCAAACTCGCCCCCGGGAAGGTTTTCAACGTCCATAGAGTAAAACTTGAAGTGGCACTCGCTCCCGTTGGGCGCCACAAACATATTCTTGGGAAACCCGTCCGCCACATTGTACCGCACGTCCGTCACGGGACCGCGCTCCAATCCTTTCCACCCCAAGGGAAACTGCTCCCAAATTAAGCGCATCTGGTTGGCGCGGGATTGCGCCTCAGTACTGTCGCAACACCACCACCTGCTCCCGGGGCGCTCCACCAATGCCCGGTTCAGGTAGTTAGCCGCTTTTCTAGTCTTGGAGGATCTGTTGCCCCCGAATATGCACAGCTTGATTACACCCTTGGGAAATTCTTCACGCAGCGCCGCAATGTGATGGTCTACCGTCCGCCAGATACTGGGAACGTAACCCCCAAAGAGCGGGTCGGCTTCCGCTTCGTAGATCATGCGTTTGCGCTCGCGCAAATAGGCGAGCACCACGTCTGGCGCGCCGCGCTCCATGATGTCCTCGGCGAGTGGCCACGCGGGATGTTCTGGCGCGAACCCAAGCAGTTCTTCTACCTCAGCGGTCATCGTTTCCGGTAAAGCCTGTACGTCCCCTGATCGTTCT